AGAGTAGCCGCTCCAACTGAACCAGTAGTCCATGTTTTGAATCGTCTATCATCCATATTAGAAGCTCTGTATCTAACGTGTAAAAACGGTCTCTTTAAGTTTTTACCTAAAGTTTGGTCATACACAGTAGTAACACCAGCTGGTACCATAGCCCCTCTAACTAAATCAGCTCCAGAAACTAAACCACCTCTTGTTCCTTTATCATTCAGATATTTCCAATCTGTTTTGTAGAAATCATAAGATGCTCTTCTAAAACCTGAAAAGCCTAAGTTAAGTGCCATATCCTCTGAGTTATCAAAAACACCATAAGATGTACCACCTGAACCATAAGAATTTTGACCAGCTAACATCCCGTCTATACCGAGAGATGTAGTTCTATTTAAGAACATCATGTATTCTTCAATAGCACCTTGCTCATCAAATAAAGCTATAAGAGCGTCCATATCCTCTAAGTATTCTTTAGGTGGATCTGCAGATGTATCTGAAAGACCGTTGTAAGCATTACCTCTGTCTCTAATAGCAGCGAAGAAACCTTCAGTACCTTTGATAGTATCAGATCTGTGACCAGTTATTGCATCAGCAGCACTTGAAAGCTTTTCACCTTCAATCATCATCATTTCAACGTAATCAGCGAATCTAGACTTAGTATCACCTGCAGCTTTTAAATACCACAAATAACCACCTTGTCCATCTTCTCCAGAAACCTCAACCCAACCGATTTGAGAAACATCAGATCCTGAAACCTCATATTTATCTTTAATTATAATTGGTTGATTATGAAAAGATTTGAATGTTGGTGAGTTTGCTCCAACTCTACCTTGAGTACCTTTACCATACTCAGAACCTATAACAAGTAAACTACAAGTTACATCAGCTGTTGTAGCAGTAACAGTTGTTATAGCTGTACCATCTCCAGTTATAGACGCTACAGTTATCTTTGGTGCAAAGAAAAAAGTACCACCACCATCTAAATCAGCAGAAGTACCTATAGCTGTTACATAACCTTTAACTTCTTTTGTTGCACTACCAGTTTGACCTGTTACTATAACCACATCACCAACTCGAATACCGTGTGGAGCAAGTGTTGTACCCCAATCAGCATCATTAGTTGTTGTTGCCATTGTGTTACCATCAACATCTTGAATCATAGTGAATTCATATGTGCTACCAGCCGCTTGTTGTAAGCTACCTTGGTATGAAAAGTGTAGTCTACCTTGTTCTGACCAGACTACTTGATCAGCTGCCATGGGCTCTTCTGCCCCGACCATTTCTAAAAATCCGCCTATTGTTCTGTTGCCGAATACTTCTGCCTCAGCAGCCATTAAGTCTGGTACATATTGTTGTGCCCAGCCTTGATTAGCTGTACTAGCTAAATCTAAATAATTAGAAGCTAGTGTTTGTTTCTGAGGTAAAGGAACGCTATTAAGATTGTTGTTATTTTGATTACCTCCAAGGGTAAATGTTCCATTTGCCATAATTTATTCTTTTAAATTTTTATTTTCTTTTTTTAATTCTTAACTTAAAATCATCCGTAGAACTACCTAAAACTCTATATTTAACTCCCCCAACATTTGTTTCACCGTGTGTTTTTCTGGGATCTAAATTTATGTTTTTATCTTTAGCAACTTGTCCTTTGATTGCATCTGCTTTTCCTTGTTCATAAAAATGTCTAGCAACAGCATCTGCATTCATAGCAGTAAATAAAGATTTATGATAACCTTTTGCATCTTTTATAACTTTACCGTTTTCATCAGTAAATTTATTTACAAAATTATTAAGATCACTCTGTGTATCTTTAGTACTTTGAACATCTTTGACATTAAACCTAAACTTCTTGTCTCCAACTTGATAATCAAAACCTTTGAAATCTTTATTAAATACTTGATTAGTTTTATTTAAAAATGTTCTTTTACTTGCTTCAGATAGTTTTTGTTGTTCTTCAGATTCTTTATTATATCTATTAAAGAAATCCATAGCCTTCTTGGCTTCAGGTGTTAACCTTGACCCCGCTTTGATATCTTCATAGTATTTGGACTTTTGCCTGTCCAAATGGGCTCTAGCCTCGGCAACTTGCTCTTTAAGGGCTATTTTCTTTTTACGCTTAGCTTTATCATCGTCTAACTCTTCATCAAAACCAAACCTCTCTTCCATTAAAAAGTTTCTCTCCTCTGGTGTTAGATGTGATTTAGTTTCACGATAATATTCATCTAAGACGTCAGAGTCATCCATTACTGAAATATCTCTGTTTAACTTTACGTAGTCTTGTATATCACCACCTGTTTCGTCCATAAAATCTACAAGTTTTTGTATATTTTCAGGCAGTGGTTTTCCAGTTGCTTCAGCTTCTTCAAGAGCTTCTTCAACCTCCTCTTTAACCTCAGCTGCATCTTCGTCGGTTATTTCTTGAACAACAGGTATCTCTTCTTTTACCTCTTCTTTAACCTCTTCTTTAACCTCTTCTTTAACTTCCTCTTTTACAACTGGATCTTCATTAACTACGACCACCTCTTTTTCTTCGACGGGTTTTTCTTCAACCTTTTCGTCTTCTTTAGGTGGATTATTTAAATTAACCTTAGTGATAGAATCTGGATTATTAGAATAAGTTTTTTTTCTCATCTTAAGTTTACCAACCTTGTTATCAACCTTAGGTTCTTCCTTTATAGTCTCTTCGACTTTATTTTCTTTTTCTTTTGCCATAATAAAATTTTATAAAATATTAAATATCAAATCGCTCTAAATTTGAGCCTCCCGTAAGTATATCATTACCTGATGACTCAAACTTTTTAACCGATTCATCTGTTTTTCTCTGGTCTATCATTTCTTTTTGGTGTTTTGCTTGTTTATCAACTCTTTGGTCTCTTCTATCTTCTCTCATAGATTCAACTCTATCTGTCTGCTCCTTTTTCATACCCTCTAATTGAGTGTTTAATTGAAATTCGTATTGCATCAAATCTTTCTTTACTTGAGCCTCCTGTTTTAGGTATTCTATTTTTAGTTGATTTCTTGTTTGCTCTAATTCAGCTTCAGCTTGTGTTTTTGCTTGATTCTTTTCAACCTCAGCTTGAGCTGCTACTTGTTGAGCTTCTTGATTAGCTTGAGATTGAGCTTTCATATTCTCTTGCTGCATCGCTTGATCTCTCTCTGCTTTTTTCTTTCTCTTAACTTTTAATAGTTGATTAGCTAATTTTATATTTCTGGTATCTCTAAGATCTATAGCATCATCTAAATCTATTAATTGCTGTTGAAGGGCCATTTGAATATTGTTCTCAAGTATTTGTTTCTCTTCTTCATCTGGCATTAATTCTATAAATATACCAAAATCATATAGATGTAGATTTTTCATCTCATCCAACGTAGCAACATTATGAGCACCAATTGCTTGAATAAAAGCGTTTTTAGTTGGTGAATACTCTAATATATCCGCTATCCTTAAAGATAAACATTCAGCAGCTTGAGCTGTTAGATAAAGCATAGATTGTAATATATGTCTAGTTGCTGTGTTTGAATTAGCAGCAGCTAGCTTCTGTACGCCAACTAAAGCGTTCTTATCGGGCATACTGCCATCTCTAGCTTCATTTAATCCAGTTACATCTCTTATCATCTGCATGTAATAATTATATGTTTGGATTAAGCTTTGTATTTTATTTCCTCCAGCTCCGTTTTGTATTTGTTGTATTGGTATTTTACCGGGATTAGGATCTCCTTCGGATGTAAAACTTCTACCAATAACACTACCAGTTTGGAAGAACATGTTTAAAGCTTCCTGTGGATTATAATTCGTTCCGTTGCCTAAATCAATTTCAGCTAAACCATCAGCATCTAAATAAACACCATCAGGCACCATACGTGCCATAACTTGTTGTAACTTTAAATGAGTTAATTGAATCATATCAGCAAAACCAGTTACTCTACTAACTATAGATTCTATTCTACCCTCATACATTCTAGGGGCTACTATTTGATAATTCATTTTAACTCTACTAAAATCAGAATCTGATCTCATCATGTTGGGTGACATTCTCCATCTTAAAAGTTTGTCAGCGCCAACGACATAAACACCTTCGTATAGAGTTTCAATTACTCTTTCTAATTTACTAAAATCACCTTCTAAGTTTTCCGGTGGATTAAATGTGTCGTCTTTTTGAATAACTTTCTCAGCGCCAGTTCCAGTGTTTTTTAATTTATAAACACTATTCATATATGTTTTATAATTAAAGTAAAGAACTGTTACTTTATTCTTATCTGTGTTAGCTTTTAAATTAGCCGTATTACTACTATTCTTTGTTATATCTTCTATTTCACTTTCGGATAATTCAGGAAATTCTTTTACTAGTTCGTTTATAGGTATGTCTTTAACTTCTCCAACGTAATATATGTCATCAAAATAAGGTGACTCAGTGTAAGAGTAAACTAAACTTGCTGGATCAACATACTTAACCTCAGCACTACTACTAAAATCAAATGTTGTTTTTGTAGCTCCAATACCTATTGTTGTTAGGTCATATAAAACTCTTCTTTTAGTTAAATCGTAATCACAACCTTCAAATAAAACATTTAACGCCTGTTCTTCAGCTAACTCAACAGCTTGCTTGTAGTTGAGTTGCATATGTAATGCTAGCTCCTCTTTTGAATCTGGCAACTCCTCTGGATCATTTTCGTATAAATCTATATTGAAATTAGCTTTTGCCATGTCGTTATAATCCTTTGACTGCATATCTCGAATTATAGATTCCATGTATTCAGTTCTTTTGCTAACGCCATATTGATCTTGTGATCCTCTTTCTCTCC